TGCTAGCTTCTGGAAAATTTCTAGCAGCTTTAATATATTTGTTAGATGCTTTAGTTAAAGATTTTACAAACTCTGGTTTTTGTTCTGACCAAATGGTCGTGTTAAAGTAATTATTTATATACATATTATTTAAATGGTTTTCCTAAATGCCAAACAACAAGACTATATCTTGTGCCAGCGGTTACGGGTTTAACTCTATGCCATACAAAAGAAGGAAACACAATAATAGATCCTTTAGGTAAAATCTCTTTTGCTCTTCTTAAGTGTTGACTTTCATCTCTCATATGTGGATCGTAGTTTCTAAAATCAAATTCTAATTCACCACCTGTGTATTCTGAACCATCTGTTAATTGACAAGTCATAGATAGTTTTCGAATTCTGCCGTGCTCTGGATTGTTAGGATCTTTTCTATCATAAGCTTTATCCCAACTATCACAATGCCAATCATAATATTGATTGTGTTTGTATTTTGTAAACTGACAAGATTCCGATCTTTCCCAATCAAAATTCCAACCAGCTTGTCTATTTGCTTCGTGAACATATGGATGTAATTCTTTATATATCCAAGTATCATTTAACCAAACTAAATCAGAGTTTCTTTTTCTTTTTAAATCTTTTATTTCTTCTTTTTTTAATTTTCTATCACCATAGCCACCTGTTCTAGCCATAACTTCTTCTTGTGAATTTGCATAAGCTATTACATCATCACAAAACTTTGGTGTAAGCACACCACTAAAATACCAATAGTAATTAGATATATTCATACGTTATTGTTTGAACAAAGTTTAATGAATCTTTTTGATTGTTAGTTAGGTAATACATATTAGTTGATGGAAACATTATGAACATATTATTTTCTAGTTTTATATCCCAACTTCTTCCTTTACGTCTGTTATCTTCATAGTGTATTCGAACATTACAATCCTTTACTTTTACTCCATAGAGTAATGTAAAGTCTGGAGAGTTACGTAGATCCACTGGATCAATATTTAATAATGGAATTGTAGTCTCGCTGGGTTTATAGATATTTCCCCACGTTTCTTTGTTAATTAAACTAAAACCATATTCAAGATTAACGTGATCTCGCATATAGGTATTCAACATATCCCAAGTTCGTGAGAATGGAAAATCTTTGTTTTGAATTACTGATTGTAAAATGTCGCCTGATAATTTATCTCGGTCAATATCCCAATCTTTAGGCATATCGACATCACCAAAATATAATGCTTGTTCTGTTAAGACTTTCTTTTGCATACCACCACCATTTTTAATTTATGCGTTTAAATCTGTCAAGTCCCAAGTTGTATTAGCTTCATTCCAGACGTAACTCCATCTGTGAGTATTTGCTGTATTTTGTGATTCTTGTTCAGCTGTTAATTCTGGAGCGTCACCAATTGGTGATTTCCAAGAAGCGGATGCATTATGTTTTACCCAAGAAGCATATGGTTTTTTAGGCCAAAAGATTTGATCATCTTCGTCCCAAGTATAACCTATACCTGCGTAATTTCCTCTTAATGCTGTACCACCACCTAAATGTGTACCACCAGATGTATTGTAAGATGTTTGAATCCACATTTGTGCAGGCCAATTATTATGTGTTTCTAAATATTGTTGTCCTACTGTTTCATCTTCAACGCCGTCAGCGTTTAACATATCACCATTATTCAAAGTAAGTACTTGAATAACTTTACTGTTAGCTCCTAGTTTTGCAAAATGTGCCATAATTATCTCCTTATATTATATTTTTTATTTTAAATCAACTATTGAAATTTGTATCTTATTATTACTATACCAGATCCACCAGTTGATGAAGTTCCGGGATTTGGTTGGGCTCCAGCTCCGCCAGCACCACCTCCAGTATTTGCTGTTCCTGCTGATCCAGCGCAAGCACCATTTCCGCCACCGCCAGCTCCGCCAGTACCTAAAGTATCTACACCATAACCACCACCTCCACCAGCTCTTGTAACTGATGATCCTGTAATTTCAGACGCAACACCAGCTCCACCATTTCCACCTCTTCTTGGACCTGGAGTGTTAGCATTTACTCCTACACTTCCTGCTCCACCACCACCTGATCCAGCACCAGGAGGACTTGAAGTTCCACCATTGTTTCCTTGAGCGGGACTTGTTGGAGGAGTATTACCACTTCCTCCTGATGAAGAACCATCTGCTGCACCACCACCTGATCCACCGTTTCCTCCAGTAGCATTATTTGGATCAAAATGTCCAGCATTCCCACCGCCTGCTGATGTAATTGTTGAAAAAGTTGAAACTCCTCCAGGCAATGCTGGTTGACCAGGAGCAGCTTTTGTTCCTCCTGCTCCAACTGTAATTGGAAAAGTTGTTGCTGTGAGTGTAACTCTATTAGGTGAGCCAGGGTAACCATCTAATGGACTAGCTGTATAGGGACCAGTAGAAGGAGATTTTACTTCTCTATATCCTCCTGCTCCGGCACCGCCACCATAACTTCTTCCTGATCCTCCACCTCCAGCTACTACTGTATAAGATACAATATTGTTTGCAGCACCATCCGCTTCTTGAGTTACCACAAATGAACCTGGTCCTGTAAACGTATGAATTTTATCATCACCACAAGGAGAAGTTGTTACAGTTCCGCCGGTAGCTATTAAAAATTTAGGTGATATACTTGATGTTGATCCTGTAAATACAACTCTCCATCCTTCGGTTGCATCAACATAAACAAATTGCACTGTTATATCATTTTTTTCTAATGTAAAATCAGAAGCAGCACCCATAATATTAGAACTATTTCTTCCAACCGTTATATTACCTGTTGAAAATGTTCCTGTATAATCTGAAATTGCTATAACATTTCCTGCACTTGGAGATGCAGGAAGTGTAATTGTAAAACCTCCACTACTTGTATCTGCAAAATATCCAATACCAGAAGCCGCTGTAAAACCTGTTGTTACTTTTGTTGTGTTCCAAGACACTTCTCCTGTAGAACCAAAACCTGCGGCCGTACCGTTGTTCGTGATTGTTACACCTGCGGGAATTGTGAACGTATCACCACTGTCCCCTAATGTCGTTGTACCACACGCTGTTCTTGGACTAATTTTATTTACTTTTATTTCACTCATAATTTACCTATTGAAATTTATACCTTATTACTACTATACCTGAACCGCCTGCAGCAGCAGATGATCCTGGTGTTCCTCCACCGCCTCCACCGCCTCCAGTGTTGGCTGTTCCAGCAGTTCCAGCTGCATTAGGTGCGCTTGCAGGAATGCTTCCATATCCAGCAGCACCGCCACCACCAGAACCTCCTGCTCCTCCTGGAACAGAGTTAGGACCTTGTGTTGTTCCTCCTCCACCACCTGCTCTTGTAACAGAAGATCCTGTTATTGAAGTTGCTACACCATTTCCACCAGCTCCGCCTTGTTCATTAGGTTGAGATCCAGTTCCTGTTCCGTTTGCTCCGGGTGCTCCCGCACCTCCGCCACCACCGGCTCCTGTCCAACAACTCGGTCCACTTGACACAGAATCACCACCATCTCTTCCTTGAAGAGGACTTGTCGGAGGAGTATTTCCACTTCCTTTACATCCACCATCTCTTCCTCCTCCACCACCAGAACCACCATTACCTCCAGTAGCCTGATAATCAGCCCCTCTACCACCACCTGTTGAACTAATTGTTGAAAATGTAGAAGTAGAACCTTGGGTATTTTTTGCTCCACCACTACCAACTGTAATTGGAAAAGGTGAGGCTGTAATTGTTAATGCATTTGTTGGTGCATTTGCTACCAAAGGTGAGGCTGTAAAATTATCAATAGGTGCATTTCTACCTTCTCTAAAACCACCTGCTCCACCTCCCCCTAAAGTTCCACCACCACCACCTGCTACGACCATATAACCTACTGTGTTTTCTGCTGCTACAGTTGAAATAGCTGATACACAAAAAGTTCCTGGACTTGTAAAAGAATGAACTTTAAAATTTCCATCGGTAGTTATAGTTCCACCTGTTGCAGATATAAAACTTCTTCCTGTTACTGAATTAGATGTTTCTTGTGTATTAATCCAACCTTCAGTAGCGTCTACATATATAAATGTAGCTGTTTGACCTTCAGTCGATAGTGATGCATCTGCTGCAACACCGCCAATTTTTTCTGATCCATTTGGACTAACTGTTAAATTATTAGTTTGAAAAGTTCTTGTGTAATCTGAAACTGAAACTATAGCACCTGCTGATCCTGCTGGTAAATTCATAGTGAACGCTCCACCTGATGTATTAGCAAAATAACCTTCTCCATTTGCGGCTGTAAAAGTAGCAGTTTTAATTGAACCTGTTTGCCAATCAACAGTTCCTGTTCTACCAAAACCTGTTTGACTAGCACCTGATGCTAAAGCAATACTATCGCCACTTGCACCTAGTGTAATTGTTGTTCCACATTTTTTGATGATGTTTGAATCATCTGAAACTTTATTTATATTATCTACTTTAATTTTACTTGTCATAATTATTGAAATTTATACCTTATTATTACTATACCAGAACCGCCAGCACCACCTTTAGAAGCAGGACCAGCACCACCGTTTCCACCGCCACCGCCACCGCCACCACCAGTGTTAGTTGTTCCGGCTCCTCCTGTACTTGGGTTTGATTTTGTTCCATCTCCACCGCCGCCAGCTCCACCTGATCCAATAACTCCGGCAGGAGTTGTGGCTGCTCCACCACCTCCACCTGCTCTTGCAGTTGGGGTTCCATTAATACTTGATGTAGCTCCTGCTCCACCTGGTCCACCTGTACCTCCAGGATTAGGAGAAGTAGATCCATTTGCACCTACAGCTGTAGCTCCACCACCTCCACCACCTGCTTCATTTGTTGTACCTGTTCTTCCTGCACCAGTTCCACCATCTTTACCTTGTTCTGGACTTATTGAAGGAACGTTTCCTGTACCACCTGCTTGAGGAGTACCACTACCATCGCCGTGACCACCACCTCCGGATCCACCGGGTTGACCTGCAAGCGGAGCATCTTGTCCACCCCCTCTACCACCACCAGCTGATGTTATTGTTGAAAAAATTGAATTATTTCCATTTGATCCTGGAGAACCAGGAGCAACTTGACCAGCTCCACCACTTCCAACTGTAATTGTATAACCTTGAGTTGAAACTGGTAAAGCTGAAACACAAGCACCTAATGGACTTGCAGAATAAGCTCCTGAAGCAGCCCCAGAAGATTCTCTATAACCTCCTGCTCCACCTCCACCACCTTCTTCAGCACCACCACCTGCTCCACCTGCTACTACTAAATAATCCACTGTATTTGAACCTATTGGATTACCTACAGTAGATACACAAAAAGTTCCAGGTCCTGTAAAAGTATGAATTTTAAAATTTCCACAAGTTGTTTCTGTTCCTCCTGTTGCTGCTATAAAAATAGGTTGTAATTCTATATCTGATACATTTGATGTTTCTGTAAATTTCCATCCTTGTGTACCATCTACATAAACAAAAGTTGCACCTGAATTTTCTTTTGAAATTGTTTGATCAGAAGCTGCACCATTTATATTAGATCCATTTCTTCCAACTGTAATATTGTTTGTGTCTGCTGTTCCTGCATAATCGACAACTGCCATAATATCTCCAGCACTTGGAGAAGCTGGTAAGTTAGCTGTAACTACTCCACTTGTCGTATTTACAAAATATCCATTTCCACTGACACCTGTAAATGTTGCTGTCTTTGGAGTTGTTTGCCAATTAACAGAACCTGATCTACCAAATCCTGATTGAGTAGCGCCGCACGCAAGTGTAACTGCTGTGCCTGATCCACCTAAAGTTAAGGTTGAACCACTTTGTTTATCTATTGCATCTACTTCTATTTTTGACATTATACTATTA